CGTACTTTACATAATATAGCTAATGATTACAACAACTTAAAACGTTTTGATTTTATTGTCTTTTGATGTTTTTGAATCAGGTGATATAATCAAAACGTTTTTATTTTTTCGCTTTGAGAAGCGACCAGCAGAACGACAAATCAACTCAATTGAATAGGTACAAATTGAACCATTAAGGGCATTTTTTGTTGCCCTCAATGATTCACGAACAGTCATACCAGAAAGTATAAAGCTGTCATACTTAGCAAGGACAACAGCGTCAAACCTTCGGGCCTGCTCTTGTCGTTTAGCAATCTCGAGAGGATCTCTAGATCTAGCAACAGCAACAGCAACCTTAGACCGATGACTCAAGAGCTTGAAAGAACCATGCAAAGAAGTAAAAAGAGCAGGGATAACGTCTACAAACTGACAAGGCACTTGCATTTGCAAGGTAACAGTCTCACCATCAGAAGAAACGACACGACAATCAAAAGCAGAAGTATTAAGCGGATTAAATGATTGCATAGTCGATATATATTTTTAAAACCTAAAAACTGTCAAGAGAAAAATTAATGACTAAAGAAGATTTCATAAATAAGCTTAGGCATACAGAACTGACAAGAAAGGAAATGTCTGAAATATTAGCTGTTTCAGAAGCAACAATTTCACTATTACTTTCAGGAAATCAGGAGCCAACAAAACAGCATAAAAGGATATTAGAGCTGTATCTTGGAGAAAGAAAACCGTTCAGCAATCCAAAAATTGAAGCAGTGGCAAAGATCATGGAGGAGCTGGACCCAGCGGCACAGGAGGATATTCTCAGAATCGCTGAGAAAGAGAAACGGCTTGCAGAGATAAAAGAAGAAGAACCAGAGAGGAAAGCCGCGTGAATCACCAGGACGCAAATAGAGGCAACCGATTCTGCCATAATTGCGGTAAGCCAATGGTGATCAAAGAAAAGCTCTCCGGGGAAGATAAAGGAAAAAAATTCTGGGTATGTACCGGATTCAATGAATGCAAGACAGCAATTCTACACGAAGAACAGAAGAAAAAACCTGCAGCAATCAAAGCAGGGTTAAAACCAAAAAGAATAGAAAGACCTGAAGAAAAAAGCACTACGGCAGGAAAAATACTCTCTGCAGCAATAGGTGTAATGCTGGCAGGAATTATTTACAGCATGATTACACAAATTGAATATAACCCCACTTCCTGGATCTTCGGAGACACAAGCAAAGTAACAGACCCCTATTTTATCCCAATGGCAAAACCAGACACCGACCAACCACCCCCACCGGATCAGCAGACCACGGAACAAAATCAGACTCAACCTAAAATAATGGAACACATACCGCAGCAGAGAGTAAACAACGGCGAATACTATCAATACAAGGAAAAAAACGGCGTTACGAGCTTTACAGACAATCAGAAAAGCATTCCCCAGGGGGCAGAGGCAAAAAACTGGAACGGATCTTCTACAGACGGAAAATTTGAAGTTTTGAAAGGGCAGGGGAGAGAAACGCCGATCATCGTTGAAAGAGATCAAGTTTATGTTCCGGTAAAGATAAGAAGCGCAGGAATAGAGAAAGATCTTCTGTTGCTCCTGGACACCGGAGCGACAAGTTTAGTTATATATCAAGATGCAGCACCAGGAATAAGATTGACCAATGCAAAAAACAGTTATGCGACGCTGGCCAATGGAAGCCAGGTACAGCAGCTGGCCGGAAATGTTGATTCTGTTTCTGTAGGGCCAGCAATAGCAAGAAATTTTGAAATTAGAGTAATGCAACAGATAGGACAAAAAGGTCATCAAGGGTTGCTAGGAATGAATTTCTTGAAAAACTATCACTACACCTTAGACATGAACCAAAAAGTAATCAGATGGAATTAGTAAGCCCATAAAGCCGGGCTTATAATCAAGGTCCTCGTTTCATTCACTTCCGATCTTCCGATCAACTACGTCACGCCAATCACTCACCAGTTCAAAAAAATTTAAGAGTCACAAATTTTTACGCTTACGCTTTGCCCCGGTTCATGACCGCTACGCTTTGTCATTCCTTCGTTTCACTCCAGCTCTCCAGCTCATGCACTGCGGCAGGATCGGCAGGAATGCCGATCTCAAGTAGTTTTTATATGTGCAGCGTTTTCCGTTCCTGGAGTTTTCGCCCCTATCTTCTGCGAAGGGGCGAAGAACTCAAGGAACGGAAAAGACGCTTAAAAGATTGCACATATAAATACAAAACCCTCTCAGGGGCTTTGAATCTAAGGAAGGTAAAGGGGGAACGGCCATGAAAAAGCAAGAGGTTATAGAAGCAATGAGAAAAACCGCATTATCGGCACACCTGATTAACAGTAACCCAATAGGATGTAGTCACGATAGTCAAACGTTATTCGGAGAATTGCTCGCATTAAGAGGCATTGCATCAAGATTATTTCATAACGAGGAAGTGCACGAAGAATTCGAGTTTTACTTAGATAACTATGACAAACCATTCCCGCAGCCTATGAATCATGACGCATAACGTACCGTGATAACCGGCTGGCGAACTGAAAGGACAGACAAGATGAACACTGATACCACTGAAATGCAACCTATTGCGGACGGCGTAAGCCAGTCCGCGTTGATTAAGGCGTTAAACGTCTTTTTGCGCCGCCGATAGGCTGGCTGCGGAGCAGACATGAAGATTATACGGGTATTCCCAAGAAAAACTAATGCAACACCTGATGACGATCTAGTCAGGATTGGAACCGAGCCGGGGTTTTTTGACGAGGCCGACGAGGTGCATGTTTCCGTGACTTTCACCTGGGACTTACCACTGGCTGAAAAGCTGGTTAAAGCATGGTCATGTGTCGCCCCTGTGAAGATCGGAGGCCCAGCAACCGGAGAGCGTGGCGGTGAGTTTGTGCCGGGTAGGTATGTGAAGCAAGGTTATGTGTTGACCTCTCGCGGTTGCCCGAATAGCTGCTGGTTTTGTGCCGTGCCAAAGCGTGAGGGTAACATAAGGGAACTGCCTATTACTGAAGGGTGGAACCTGCTTGACGACAACCTGCTGGCCTGTAGTGAGCAACACCAGAAACAAGTGTTTGCAATGCTGAAGCGCAACAAGAAAAACGGATATGTACAGTTTACCGGTGGGCTGGAAGCAAAGAGACTTGAACAGTGGCACGTTGACGCACTGCGGGAGTTAAAACCAAAACAGATGTTCTTCGCCTACGACACCCCTGACGATCTTGGACCGCTGCAACGTGCAGGCCGGATGCTGCTTGATTCTGGTTTTACCACTGCCAGCCATGCACTGAGGGCTTACGTGCTGGTCGGCTGGCCGAAAGACAGCTTTGATGCTGCTGACAAGCGTATGGCCGAAACAATGGCGGCAGGCTTCATGCCCATGGCTATGCTGTACCGAGATACAGCAGGCCACAGGAAACAGGAGTGGATGAAGTGGCAGCGGCAATGGGCAAGACCGGCAATAATTGCTGCAAACCAAACCAAGTTGGCCGATAGGCCAATGGCGCGAAATGACGTTTAACGTCAGTTATGCGTCATGATCAAGAAGATTCAGGCTCAACCTTGACAAGTTCAAGACGATCAGAAGTACGTCTATATGTCTTTTTAAGTCGTTTCCATTCACCGTCAATCTTCTCATAGACAGTAGAGACTGAATATTCAGACGGAACATAAACACGTTCAGTCTTAGGAGAATCAGGCGCGGACTCAGAGACAACCGGAGAGGAGGAAGAAGGAGACTGAAGGAGAGGGCCAAAGCATTCAATGGTTTTATGAACACTATTATAGTTACGACAATCAGCAGGACGGAAAATGCGATCATGAACAAGATAAAACGTTTGAAGGCCACTGTGGACAACACCCTGGACAGGATAGGTATAGAAAGCTTCTGCTGCTGTAACAATTCCAGAAGACAAAAGAGGAGGGCGAGAGGATGAAACAGGTTGCTGAACAAGAGCACCTGGAGCAACAACAGGAGAAGAAGACTGACTATGTAACTTCCTGTCTTGCTCAATTTTAGCAGCTGAAGCTTTCATACGTTTATCAGTGCCAAAAAGATCCCCACTGGCAAGGCTGGATTTTGAAGCCATCCAGATACAGAAAGCAAGTACAAGGGGAATTGCAAAAAAAACCGGATGCTTCAAAACGTTTACATGGGTCATGAAGCCAACTTCTTTTGCATCGGCTGATGAATAGGATTGATAACAAGGAAAATATTTCTGTTGATATGTTCTGGCAGACTTTGAAAGAGGTTTACCACGGTGATCGTCACCAGAGTATGCATAACAAAGGTACTTTTTCTGAACAGCTCCACCAAGAAAATTAACCTTCCGAAAGAAATAACACCACTCCGTTAAACTTCTTACCTGCTTTTCTACCTTTTCAATATCCTGGGTAATCATAACCAGGTCATAACCTTCATGCCGATGGGTTGATGCCCAATCAGCCATTTGCAAATTTGTTTGACTCTTTTCCTTGTCATTCCAGGAGCGGCAGTTAAAAAATTTATGACACTCATCAAGAACGATCAAAGAACCTTTAGGGCAGATCAATTCTGATGTTATAACGTCTTCAGTTTCATCGTTGGGAAGATAACGTTTTTTAGTTACCTGCTTTGTTTTCCAAAAAGTGACAACCTCAACAGGTGTTAAAAATCTAAATCGCTGTGAAAAAGTGTAGTCATCCATATCAAGGAGAGCCTTGATATATTCTTGCTGCTTAGGCTGATCCATGCCGTCAATATTAGTGCAAACGGTCCGACCAAGACGAAGATTATCAATAATCTTTTTAACAGCTTCATACGTTTTACCGCTGCCAGGGGTGCCAACAAAAAAGACAATCATTTTAAAACCTCGTAAAAGCAGCGGGTATTAAGTCAAGCAGCTTACGTATGACAATGGCATAAAGTAGCATCGATAGGCCAGTTGGAAGCCCGACAGCATTTACGACATAAAGCAGTTGAGGAGGGAGGCCAGCCCACAGGCCGACATAATTTGTTGCAAGACTACCAACATCAAGTGTGCCGACAATCGAGTAAATGGTTGTCAAAAGACCATCGACATGGAAAAAGGCAACGAGTTTAAGAACGAATAAAAAACCGTCAATCAACCATTTGAAGGCGTCCATAAGGAAGCCCCAAAAGGCAGAAAGCCACGCGGCAATTGATTCCATTAACCACCCCCGCCTTTTAAAACAGCGATACGCAAAGAAAACCAGCCAAACAAGACGAGCACAACAGCCTTAAGCATGAGCCAAACATTGGAGAACGTGGAGAAGTCAAAAGTATGATCACCGAAACGGCCAGCACTGAAAGCAACAACAGAGGTTGAGCCGTTGGGAATACTGGTCAAAAATTGATTCGGAAGACTAAAGACGGCGGTGGTCTTCATCTGATCAAAAAAGGTCTTAAAGCGAGTGCCAAGAGAAAGCTCATCATCCGTTTTAGAGCCATACGCGGTGCCAGTGGTAGGAGAGCCACCGGCAGAACCAGACGCGCCAGCAGAACCAGCCGAGAGAGTACCAGAGCCGCCAGAAGTAACAGCGGAAGTGCTACCGGTACCAGCAAGAGGAGTGCCGGAGGGGGTAGAAGCGCCTGAAATAGCAGTTGAAGCACCAGCAGAGGAAGCCTGACCAGATTGGAGGCGTGACAGGTCAGCTTGGGCAGCTTGAAGACGTACAAGATTATCAGGTGTCGTACTGGACGCATAAAGAGTGGTAAGCGTATCGACAAGCGCTTGGGCATCTTTTAACGCTTTAGCCTTACTTACAGCGGATTCAACAGCAGTCTGCGTTGCAGGAGTAGGAAGCGTGGCATTTGGGGCCGTAGCGACCTGTTTAGGGTCATTGGTATACAAAACAGATACTTGACCCGGATACTCTTTTATATACTCATCTATTTCGCCGTAGTAGTCACTGAAGACATTTTCAGGAGCAAGGAGGACAGAGCTTTTATTAGCCAGTTTTTGGGAAAACTGGGCAGGAGTAGCAGGAGCGAAGGAAGGAGCAGGCGGAGTTATCGGATAGGCAGTCCAAACATCTTTAGCGCCGTAGTTATAATTCTGAGCAATAGTAATTTTCCAGCCGTAATTACCGATCAAAGGCAAAGCGTCAGCAGGAGCACAAACGTTAGTACAGCCACCCGACAAAGTATGCGAAAAAGTGCCATTGCCCCAAGTAGATCCTGCATAAGTAAATTGGATGGGGGAGGATTTAGGGAGGTTTGAAACATCAAGAGGATTAACCGCAGGGATAGCATTTGTCTGGACCTGTGTAGCAGCAGATAATTTGGGATATTTTGACGGATTAGACTTAGCAGCATCCATGACCTTCTGAGTGTCAGCCTTTACAACAACATCCTGTTGCTTTGCCTTAGGAAGACCATCGGTGCCAATGTCCTTAGTATCTACCCACTGGACAGTGGCACCCCGACCAATGGAGCCAGAAGGGTCAACAGCAGCGCCAGTGGTAGGGGAGGAGTGCAAAGACTGGTACCACACAACGCCACCGACAACGACATGAGCAGCGAGGGAAACAAGCAAAAAAGTAGTCATAGGCTCAATAGCGCGGACCGGACGAGGAAGCGCCAGAAACAGTATAAGCACGATAGATATTATTTTACGGTTTAGTTTCATCGTCAATTTTTGCCCGTTTCTGTGCATCATGAACTTGAGTAGCGAGGGAAGCAGATGGATAATTACCGCGCAGCTCCGAAGGCTCACGACTGGTATAATTTTGTACTTTCTTCAAAGTGTAACGAACGCCACCGATAACGAAAAACAGGAACAGGAAACCGGCGACGAGAAACCGCCAGCGTATTACGTCGGCATCGAATGTCATGCAGCACCACGAATGACACGCTTTACCAGGTAGGCAGCGGCAAACAGACCGGAGATAGCAATAAAGGGAGTAGCAAAGGAAAAGAAATCATGCATAAGCTGAAGGTAATCAAAGCCAGGTGGCAAAGAAATCATTTCAATACCTCGATGTAGCAGCCATGACAAAGGCAATGGCTACAATGGCACCAACAAAAAACGAGAGCGATTGAGATATAAAAAGAGGGTCCATTATCCGCGTAGACTCCGTATTACAGACAGTGCAACATTGACGATCATACCGGACAGATAGCCAACCATGACGAGACCGGCACCGTAGCCGAGCCATTGAAGATCAATGGTCATTGGTTCAGATCCTTGTGAAGAGAATCAAGACAGGATTGACAGAGATTATCTTTAACTGAATCTTCACCGCAGCAGACACAGGGCAGGGCAAGAAAAATTGAAGCAGTAACTGGTTCAGTTTTGGAAAATCCAAAAAGAAAAGTAGAACCGCTACCAGGGGTACCTATTACATATTCAATGGACATGGTTAAAAGTCCTCATAATCTTCACGCAATGAGTCAATAGATTCTCTAAAATCAGAATCATGCTCATACATTTGATCAAAAACATCAGAATCGTGTTGTTTACGAATTTCTTTTTGAAGCATTCTTTCTTCAGAACAAGATTCACAGAGAAAAAAATCATCAAATTCAGAAAGAACAGGTACGCCGCAATCCATGCAATAACCACGATATTCCATATAAATACTCCTTATAAATATCCTGTTGTATCTTTACGACCTGGAGCAGTTGGCCCATGGTCGGAATGTTCAGCATCATAGGTGGCCTGCCAACGGGCCATCTTTTCTTTGTTTGACTTCCAGTCTTCATATTCTGAAGATTCTGATTTTTTGCTGTTACGTGTTGCTAAAATATCAACGATAATTTCAAGAGCCTGGACAATAATTAAAATTGCAATGATTGCAGTAAAGGCGGAGCCGATATCAAAGGTCATCGCATTGATATCAGATTGAGCGCCGGTAAATAGTGAGTTGATATCAAATGTCATGGTTTACGGGGAGGCCGAAGCCCCCCCGATCTCCTTACTAGTTGGCCTGACGAATGGACTTCTTCACCAGACGAGCACCAACGAACATCAGAGGAATCAAGATGGTTGCCATCAGCAACGTTGCTACCTGAGTCTTGAGGCTGGTCAGATCGACAGCAGCAAACATTGCTTCAACTTGCGGATCAGGAGCAGCGAAAGCAGAGGTAACGGAGCAAGCAGCGACAGCAACGGTGATTGCAGCGGTTTTGATTTTGTTAAACATAGTATTTCTCCTTTTTTTGTTTTATCCAAAAACCAACGCCGGCCGGACGCTGGGACGGATCTTCTAACGGCCCAAAACTCTGACGAGTAGACCGATACCAACAATAATAAGTAGTACAGCGACAATTCCGGCAGACGTAGAAAGCACATCAACTTTGATACCGTCAAAATCAGCAACAGAGATCAAAGGCGTCCAAGCTGCCAAAACAGACTTAGGAAAAAGAGTGAGCATGGTTAATGCTATGAGAATGAAAGAAATCATTTCGACCTCGCGTTATGCGGCTTTCTTTTCGGCCAAGATCGGGCCGAGATCCTTACCGCGATTATCAGCAGATGCTGCAACATTTGACTGAACAAGCTTAATTGATTCGGCAGTGAAATTCTGATCTCCGTAGTTGCCATATTCACCAGGCTTGCCGATCTCAAGATTAACAAGGTCAACAACTATGACTGAAAAAGGCGGTACAAGTTCAAAGGCGGATTCAACATCACCCTGAATCACGAAACGGTACTTTTTGCCTTTTGTTGTCATGAATGTTGCGATTGACTTAACTTGTCCGGTTTGAGGGACAAGTTTTGTTTCAATACCGGCGAAAGCACCACAGAAACGACCTGATAAAAAACCTGTTAGAATTTGAGACATTGTAAACCTCCGGTTTTATGGTTTTAGGCCAAAGCCTATGCAGCTTTTAAGAACGGCTCAAACGATGCAGACGGCTCGAAAGTGAAAGCGTTTGCCTGTTCAGAATGACGAACCAGATCATTAATGGAGGCGCGATTTTTCATGTTTTCGAGGTTATCCAGATCAATGCCGCGAGATAGCAGGCTTTTCTTGAGCTTGTAAAAATAGCGAGGCGAATAATGTTGAAGAAAAACGTTTTTACCACCTTGATAACCAAAGTCCTGGACAAGTGAGACTAGGGATCTCTCCTGGAGAGACATGGAAGCAAGTTGATCATTTGTTATGACAGGCACGTTAAAAACCTTGTCGAGTTCAGACTCGAAACGGGAAACAAGACGAGTTATGTCAATTATTTTGCACATGTTGTACCTCTTCAGAAATGCACGTTTGAATTCCATTTCAAAACGGACCATTGACGATAGTGCTTTGATTTCAGCGAGTGTCAGAGGTTCAATCAAACAGGATTCAGGACGTTCAGCGGAAGGTTCACCAGCTAAATAGGCAGGGGTATAGACTGAAAAGTGTTTTTTCTTTTCGACATCCATAAATTCTTGAAACTTGAAATATATTTTTTTCCCAATCCAGTTGGAGCGAAGACAGACAGAATTGCCCTCATGACGAGTGAGCCTGGAATCTGACTCATGATGTTTTGAAAAATGTATTTCAAGCGAACGGATAAAAAGCGGAGGGTGGCAGCCGGAAAGTGTTAAGTTTCTGGAAAGATCGACGCGGTAAAGGGTAAAAAGATCAAAAGAGAAAACATAGTCAAGAGCAGAACTAAGTTCTTTGATCCAGGTACGAAGAGCAAGCAAATCGTTATCGATTGACGAATTGTAGTTGTTGTAAGCACTGGGAGATTGATACTTTTGCAGGCTAAATTCAAAATAAGCCATATCGTTTTCTGTATCTATAAAATCTGCATTAAAACCCATATCAATCAAATCGCGCCTGGTACGGGTGGTGATACGAAGGCCGGAGTAATGAGACGGCATACAGTCGCCGTTTACGAAAGAGCGCTCCCAGAGTATGTCTCCATCAGGGGAGATCTTCTGAAGGCGTTCTGATCTCTCCTCAAGAAGCCGGTACAAATTGCCCGTCAAGGGATATCCAAGCTTAATAGTATCAATCACAGAGGCAACACCATTTGAGGTAACGAATCAGTTTTGGTGATTACAGGACGGTGCTTATGCAAGTCCCAGTAAGTGGAGCATGAAACACAATGAAGGTAATCATCAGGAGTAGAGTTTAATGGAAGAAGAACGCCGCATTCTGGGCACGTAAGAGGTCTACATTCCATAAAACGGGTGAAAGCAGCAGGGTGAAGAGCGCGAACGGTACGGTTTTGGATGAATTGACCAAAGAAAGCATAGGAATCAAAAACGGGAGGTTGTTGGATATGTGAAGGGGTCATTTTGCACCCCCTGAAAATGTCGGTTTGTGAACTATAGTGCACTCAGTACGGGTGCTACTAATAGCCGTACTGACGTTATGGACCTCCGGCCGATCGGCTGGCTTCGCCGGCGCCGGATCGGCCGGGAGGTCTAGGACGAACAGAACGTCAGAAAGTGAGCTTTGAAAAGAGATTTCAAAAAGGGAACGCCGAAGAACATCAGACTTAGAAATATTACGAGCAGAGGAGTTTTGTAACGAAGTTTTAATAAGGAGCAAAAGACTATATTCAGAGTCGTTTAAAGATAACAGGATTTTATGTTTTCTGGCTGAACCCATAATACACCCCATAAGCGTACTTTACATAATATAGCT